ACCTTGGAATGATAGGGCTGCTTTTAATCGTGGTTGGTATAAAATGTGGCAAGGTAAGTTGTTAGAGGGTGAAGAATTACTTGCCAGAGGTCGCAATGAAAAAGTTTTTGGTAATCCAGCTCCCAGTACTCCTGCTCCAATGTGGAATGGAGAATCGAAGGGTACAGTAATGCTATGCTTAGAGGGTGGTCTTGGAGATCAAATTCACGGGGCGAGATATGCAAAGTATATTATGGATAAAGGATGTGATGTTATAATTGCATGCTCAGGTACTGTCGCTATGTTATTACGGGATATACCAGGAATTAAAGCTATTATACAGCATGAAGCAGTATTTGGTGTTGTGCATGACTTTTGGACACCTTCAATGTCTACAGTAATACCATTAGAGTTAGAATATGGAAATATCAACGGTAAGCCGTATATAAATATACCAGAAGTGTTACCACATAAAGGATTAAGAATAGGTATACGGTGGCAGGGTAATCCAGCATTTGAGCATGAACAACACCGAGTCTTTCCGCCGAATTTATTATTTAATGCTATAAAGGGTATGGATGCAGAGTTTATATCTTTACAGCGAGACGAAGGTACCCAGTATTGCCCAGGTTGGGTTAAAAAAGTACCACTAAATACTTGGTCGGATACTCAGGCAGCAATTGCATCTTGTGATTTAGTAATTAGTTCATGTACGTCGGTCGCACATTTAGCAGGAGCTATGGGTATACCAACGTGGATTATAGTACCTATTCTACCATATTACTTATGGGCTAAAGAAGGGGATACTACGCCGTGGTATGATAGTGTAAGATTATTCAGGCAAGAAGAATTTGGAAGTTGGGTTACCGTGTTCGATAAAGTTAAATTACAACTTGCAGAAATGCAACAAATAGAAATAGTATAGGAGAATAATATGGCAACTATTAAAGAAGGTTTTTGGGTTCGCGTTCAGAATGACGCAGTTACAGATTGCTGGGATGTTAGACCTAGTGATGAACAGCTAGCAAATCAACCTGGCTGGCGGGAGGCTGTAGAGGTGTTACCTGATGTTACCCCGCGTCGTGAATATATAACTACTCATACGTTTGATCTAACTAAGACTCCTGTAGAAATTGTTTGGTCAAAAGCTTCTTTAACTATTGAAGATCGTAGAGGTGGTTTAATTAGTAACGCTAAATTTAGTCTTCGTGAAATCATTGAGCAGCAGACACGTTTAGAAATGAATGAAAATCCTGCTGAAGAGTTTGATACACAAGTTATTATTGATGCTAAGGCTGCTCTTACTACTCGTGTTGCTGCACTTAATGCTGCAGTAACTCATGAAGATCTTGATGCATTGGTAGTATAATATGTCAGCATATCCAGGCGGGCTAATAACCTTAAATCCTCCCACAACTACAGGCCCTAGTGGAGATTTTAATGAGGGTGGAACTGCATCTGGTATGTGGAGGTTAGATCAAGCTTTAGTTAAACAAAAACAAGCATTATGGCCTGCTAAAACTTTTGATAAGTTTTTGTGGTCATGGGGACGTAATCAATCTGGACAGCTGGGAGATAATTCAGTAGTATATAAATCCAGCCCCGTGCAGATTGGTGCTTTAACTACCTGGACAAACATGGCTTGTGGAGAGAAGTTCACCATAGCCATCAAAACCGATGGTACAATGTGGTCATGGGGCGATAGTAATTTTGGTCAGACGGGTCGTAGTACAACTGCTTCTAACTCCAGCCCCGCGCAGGTTGGTGCATTAACTAACTGGTCACAAGTTGCTGCTGGTGCGGAGTTCTGTGCGGCCATTAAAACCGATGGTACATTGTGGTCATGGGGTAGTAATCTGACTGGGCAACTGGGAAATAATTCAGTATTAACTAGGTCCAGCCCTGTCCAGGTTGGAGCTTTAACTACTTGGTCTAAAATCGCTGCTGGTCTTCAGAGATTTACGGCCATTCAAACTGATGGTACACTGATGTCTTGGGGAACTAATTATTTCGGCAGTGTGGGTGACAATACAACAATAAATAGATCCAGCCCTGTACAAATTGGCACCGGCTGGTCGTCGATGGCTACTTTCGGTGGTTCTAATTCTTCAGTAACTATTAAAACCAATGGTACAATGTGGACCTGGGGATACAATAATTATGGCCAGATAGGAGATAATACGAGAATAAATAGATCCAGTCCTGTCCAGGTTGGGGCTTTAACTACTTGGTCTAAAATTGCTAATAATAACCAAGGATGTTTGGCCACTCAAACCGGAGGAACATTGTGGTCCTGGGGAGAGAATGCTTATGGTGGTCTGGGTCAGAATAATACAGGTGGTACAAATGATAGATCTAGCCCAACTCAAATTGGTGCTGATACTAATTGGGCTGGCGTTGGTGGAGGTAGATATCATTCCATAGCTTTTAAGACTGATGGTACAATGTGGACCTGGGGAGCTGGCAGCTATGGTAGGTTAGGTTTAAATAGTACAAGTAATAGACAAAGCCCTGTAAGTGTTGGTCCTGCAGCCTCTTGGGCTAAAGTAGTTGGAGGTTGGCATCATTCTTTTGCCATCGCAGCAGTATAGCATCTTCCCTTTACATTATGAATACATTATGAATATATTATGAAATCATTATTTTTCTCGTACAATATGGATGTGGATAAAGCTTACATTATCAGAGTTAAAGGCAACGATAACTCTGAAATGCAAGCTTTAAATTGCGCAGCATCATGTAATAAAGTAGGCATGCCATTTCAATACTGGGATGCCTACAATGGTATTTCAGATGAAATTATTGTACCTGAACATCACAACAGCATTATGAAGATGATAAAGGTAACTGACCATTATCTTACCAGGGGTGAGGTTGCATGCGCATTATCTCATATTAGTCTCTGGGCTAAATGTGTTGAGCAGGATCAACCTATTGTAATACTAGAACATGATACCGTGATGACAGCTGCCTATACTACACATCATGTATTTAACTCTATTGCCTATCTCGGTTCTAACGAGCAGGCACATCAAGGCTGGGGGATATTTCCTACACCACCCCACGCATCGGAAGGTCCTAACTACCATTTTATGTGTAGAGCTCACTCCTATGCTATTGATCCTGCAGTAGCAAAAAATATGTTAGCACATGTTCTTAAGTTTGGTATTACAGCTCCTTTAGATATTATACTAAGAGCAGATATATTCCCAATTCATCAAATGGGAATCTATGCCTATGATCTGACTAAAGAAACCACCACAATTTTAGGTAGACCACTAGAAGGTCGTAAAACTACTCGTAACGACGCTCTCAAAGACTAATAATATCTAATGGCTACCAGACGGCTATCAAACGAGTAAGCTAATGTTACATATTGTATTAAGAACCTGCGATAGACATTCATTACAATCTACCCGTATTGTAAATAAAAAAGAGTGTATTATACGTTGCCTTAATTCTATTCTAAAAGAACTAGATACTATAGAAGATAAGCATCTTCATATTATAGATGATAATTCTTCAGATGACTTTAAACATATTCTTAACTCTATGGTAGGATCGTTACCATATGTAACGGTTAATTATCTTCCAGCTAGGGATCAAAGCGGATTATCGGATAAGATGAAATCCAGATACTCGGTTCAAGTTGCTTATGAATATATCTACGAATTACCGGATGAAGATCTCGTATATATTGTAGAGGATGACTATCTACATGTACCAGGTTCTATTCAAGAAATGATAGAAACCTGGAGTTACTTTACAAATACTTTAGAGTTACATATAGGTATCTTTCCACAAGATTTTAATCAACTATACTTTCACCCAGCATTTCCGCATAATAGAACATACTTTCAAGCTTCATTTATAGTACCAGCGCGCAATAGATATTATAGAACAACCTGGTTCACTCATGAATCCTTTATGCTTCAATCTAGGGTATTTAAAAAGTATAAGAAAGAATTTGATACCTTATTAAATATCGGTGGGGATAATCCTGCATGTTGGGAAGGTAGTACTATATCATCGGTATGGAATAAGCCTGATGTACGTATGTTTATGCCAATGGGATCTCTAGTAGTTCATATGTCTGCCAATACAGATATACCTTTCTTCATATCGAAAGAACAAGTCATTAAATTATGGGAAGAAAACAAAACATCTTGGTCGTCGGAGCAGGATTCTCAGGTTCTGTTATAGCAAGAGAGCTTGCTGAAGCCGGTCATACTATTACAGTTATCGATCAGCGCTCTCATATTGGTGGTAATTGTTTTGATCATAATATAGATGGTGTACGAGTTCATAAGTATGGACCTCATTTATTCCACACCAATAATCTTAAAGTAGTTGAATGGTTATCTCAGTTTACTGAGTGGATAGAGTATAAGCATAAAGTTAAAGCTTACTATCAAGATACCTTTCTAACACTCCCTCCTAATAAACAAACCCAAGATATACTTAAAGATAAGTTAATAGATGTTATCTATAAGCCTTATACTCTTAAGATGTGGGGTACTCTAGATGTTCATGGTGACATTCTTAATAGAGTAAAGGTAAGAGATGATTATAATGAATATTATTTTCCCAATGATCAATATCAATTTTTACCCAAAGACGGTTATACCTCTGTCTTTAATAAAATACTAGATCACGATAACATTACTATTAATACAGATACTGTCTTTGATAAGTGTATGGAGGCAAATTACGATCATATCTTTAACTCTATGCCAATAGATCAGTATTATGATTACCAATATGGTGAGTTACCATATCGATCAATAAAGTTTCATAATAGAACTAATAACCCTTTCACTATGCCGACCCCGGTAGTAAATTTTACCGATGATGATATCTATACCAGAGTAACCAAATGGGATATGTTACCTAATCACGGTACAGGTGAGTTATATACACTAGAAGAGCCATGTGATTATAAAGATAATAATATGGAAAGATATTATCCAGTTAAAGATGTTGACGGATTAAATAAAGTAGTATATAATAGATATAAAGCAATAAAGAATACAAAAGTAACCTTTATTGGTAGGTGTGGGTTATATACGTATCTAGATATGGATATGGCTATTTCTAGTGCATTAGCTATTTCAAGGAATTATTAAATGAAAAAAATACTTATTATGGGGTTACCTGGTTCAGGTAAAACCTATCTAGCACAATTCTTATTAGAGCATCTTCAAAATGAGCGTAAAACTGTAATGTGGCTTAATGCAGATGATGTTCGTAAAAAATATAATGATTGGGATTTTAGTAAGGAAGGTCGAATCAGACAAAGCTTACGAATGAGAGAGTTAGCTGATAGTTATAATACAGATTATGTAATTTGTGACTTTGTCGCTCCTCTGCCTGAGATGCGTCATAATTTTAAAGCCGACTGGACGGTTTGGATCGATACTATTAAAAAAGGTCGTTTTGAAGATACGAATAAAGCTTTTGTTCCTCCAGATGTTTATGACTTTAGAATTACAGAACAGAATGGTGAGAAGTGGGGAGAGTTTATTGCTGCTCATATACTGGATAATCGTAGACGGCCTATTTTTGACTGGAAGCAAGAAACAGTCCAAATGTTAGGAAGATGGCAGCCATGGCATGAAGGTCATAGAGCACTGTTTGAGCGAGCAATTGCTAAAACAGGCCAAGTGGTCATACAAATTAGAGATTGTCAAGGCTGGCAAGGATCAAATCCTTTTGCTATTGATCAGGTAAAAGAGTATATTCGTAGAGATTTAGACCCTATGTTTCAAGGTCAATATGAAATACAAGTAGTACCTAATATTGTAAATATAACCTATGGTAGAGATGTAGGGTATAAGATTGAACAAGAATCCTTTGACGAATCTATTCATAATGTATCTGCTACTAAAATTAGAAAAGAGTTAGGCCTCAAGTGATAGATTCCAGTGTTAGAAGCATTGCTAAAACACTTAGTTGGAGAATAACCGGTAGCTTTAGTACTTTTTTGATCTCCTATATTATTTTAGGAAATTTTACCATAGCTAGTTCAATTATGGTTTTACAAATAGTATTCAATACACTATTATACTACCTACATGAACGAATATGGAATAGAATAATGTGGGGTAAGAGATAATAAGAGCCTTCGGGCTCTTTTTTTATAGGTAAATTAAACCATAAATATACCATAAACATGAGAGGAAAATCATGGCAACAACCTATAATTTAGCTATCGATCAGGGCACAGACTTTACGATTACTATCGTAGCCAACGACTCTACTGGTACTGCAAGGAACCTTACAGGCTACACTGGTACTGCTCAACTAAGAAGATCGTACGCATCAACCACCAATGTCGCATTTACAGTTAATATTGCTACACCTTTAATTGGTGAGGTAACTTTAACTATGGCTAATGCAAATACAGCTAATTTAAAATATGGTCGTTATGTATACGATCTTGAGTTAACTAAGACCGCTGATAGTACGATAGAGAGAATTTTGGAAGGTATTGTAACCGTATACCCACAGGTTACTAGATGACTATTACAGTTAGCTCTGCCCCAGCAGGAACCATTACCGTGCAACCTGGAGACAGAACCCCTGCATCTATTGTAATTAAGAGTTACAATATTGAAAATGTAACGACTTCTGAAATTCAAGAAGGGGTTAATTTATACTTTTCTAATGCTAGAGCAGTTGCAGCACTATCGGCTGGTCAAAGTATATCTATTGACGCCAATGGTAGAATTAATTCTTCAGCAACGAGTAGTTCTAACTATACCGATTCTAATACTTATGCAAATGTCCGATTAATTGGCTATGCAACTAATGCTAATGTATCTTTAAAAGCAAATATTATAGATTTAACAACAGCTACTTATGGATTCCGAACTAGCAATGCAAATGCTATTATCTATACCAGCGCTGGAAATTGGGTTTTTAATTCAGATGGTACGGTAATATTACCTGGTGGCGGCAAAATTAATACCTATGACACCGGCAGTGTTGATTTAGTAGCAGGTAGTAGTGAAACATCCGCAGGATTACTCAGTAATAATACACTGAATTTGATTAAGGTCGATAATAATGGTGCTTACATTGCTACTACCGACTCATTATACACTACCTGGGAATGGAATTTTGGCACGAATGGCTCTACACAGTTTCCCAATAGTACATTATTCAATACCAATGATTTCAAAATACTGGCACCAAATGTAACACTACAGTCGACCGGTGCAGTGACAGTACGAGCAAGTCAAGGGATACCAACTGCAATTGGTAATATCAGTGGTTACTCTGGCAATTGGAATTTAAATCCTCGAACTAATCTACCCACAACAGTGTTTTATGGGCTTGGCACAGGCTTAACTGTAACGATTTCAGAGAGCGGTGGGGTTCCTACCGGCGTCACTATAGTCAATCCAGGTAGCGGATATGAAAATGGACAGAGTGTCAATGTATCCAGCGGTAATGCCACTATTGCATTTGCAATCATCGTTCCAGCGACAAAAGACTGGGTATTTAATTCAAATGGTGTATTAACATTGCCAACTGGAACAATAACATCTGTTAGTTCAGGCTACGGCTTACGACTTGTAAACTACGATTATGCCAGTCAGTTAGTCTGGCAAAACGGTAACACCTTTATTTCTGGCAACACCGACGTTTCATCTGTTACGGTAGACGCATTGGGCGTTGGTATTAGCGTTACCCAAGACGGGTACAATACTGAGAAATTATGGCAGTTTGGGCCAACTGGTACCACACAATTTCCTAATAGCTTAATACTAGCACCAGTTAATCAAAGTATTACTATGCAGAGCGATCAATATTCACAGTTGATGTGGGAAAACGCTAATGTGACCGTGGCCCCAAATATGGCTATTAACTCAAACTTCTATGTAACACAAAATAGTGCTACTTTGGATATTGGCTATCGCGACGGTAATAGTACCCAACTAATCAAATCTTGGCTCTGGAGTGTAGATGGTACCTTGACATTACCAACCTCTGGTCGAATAAATTTTGATTATCTTTCTATCAGCAGTGATGCCAATGTTTCTGCATTTTATGCTCCATCTGGAAATGTTCAACTTGCTGCCGGCATTGGTGATGCACAAATAGTTGCAAATTCTCTAAATGATTCTAAAACCTGGACCTTTGGCACCAATGGTAGTTTAACATTCCCAGACGGTAATGTGCAAGCTACTGCATTTACTACTTCTGATGCATATTCTAATGCAAAAGCGGTAGCAGCAGTCGTTAATACAACATTGAGTAATATAACTGTATCGGGTAATATCACAGGTAATACAAATGGGTTCGCTATTGGTTACTTGAATATACCTCAAGTGACCGCAAGTAACGTCACATTAGCATTAACGGATGCAGGAAAGCACTACTACTCAACAACTGCCGGCAGCTTGACATTAACTATTCCTACTAACGCTAATGTAGCATTTGAAACTGGTACAGCAATTAGTATTGTTGTCCAGGCTGCAGGTAATGTATTAGTTAATGCGGCAGGTGGTGTTACATTGTATATGGCAGGCAACAGTACCGCAGCTAACCGGGTAGTCAGTACTTATGGTATGGCAACATTAATGAAGGTGGCAACTGACACTTGGTTTATAAACGGCACAGGGGTCAGTTAATGGGTGGCATTATGATGTCCGTGATGAACAATGTGAGAATTGTAACACCTTCCGCACCAATAGTTACAGCAGGTCTTGTATTAAATCTTGACGCCAGCAATACTGCAAGTTATCCCGGTAGCGGCACAGTATGGACAGATACAGTCGAAGGAAGAGTTTTTGATTTATATAATGGCGGTACTCTAAGCCCAGTTAAAACTGACCCTCCAACGTATAATTCTGACAACGGGGGATACATTCAATTTACTAGAAGTAAATTTCAATGGGCTTACTCTACTAATCCATTACCCACACTTAGCAGTTATACATTAGAGGGTTGGTGGAATCCTGATAGCGTAAATACTAGCTCATCCGTATTTAATTTAATTGCTGATAGATCTAATTCTCGTTATAACTATGCTTTAGGCATTCAACCTACAGCCAATAAATTTAGTCTTTATCATTTAAGGGCAGGGCAAGTTCCAAGAATTGACTCTACAAATAATGCCAGTACGTATTTTAATACTGGCTGGTTTCACATTTGCGGAACATATAATAATACTACCTTTAAAATGAATTTGTACATAAACGGTGCTTTGGCAGCTACAGAGGTAACAATAGCAACGGGTAGATCACCATTAAACGGAGGAGCAGGTTTACATATGGCTGCAAGAAATGATACTTCCGGGCCTACCACAGTATCTAACTTCTTAAATGGTGGTATTGCGGTCGCGCGTATATACAGTACAGACTTAACTATTGAACAAGTAAATCAAAATTATAACGCTGAAAGAGCGAGATACGGTTTATAAATCAGATGGCTTCTTAATGATAAATATAAGAAACTAAGGAAAAATATGGCTATCACTACCAGACAAAACTTAATAGATTACTGCCTTAGAAAACTTGGTCATCCAGTATTGGAGATTAATGTTGATGACGATCAAATTGAAGATCGTATTGATGAAGCATTTCAATTCTATCGCGAATTTCACTTTGATGCTGTTGAGAAAGTTTATGCTAAAGAACAACTATTACCTTCTAATGTTATAGTAACCGCTAATGCTACATCTTTTACAACCAGCGATATTATAACGGGATCAACATCTGGCGCCTCAGCCACTGTGTACGCTCTACCTAATGTAACAACTATTCAAGTTTATGATATTAACGGTACCTTTACAAATGGTGAGATTGTTACTGGAAGTCAGTCAGGCCAAACTGCTACCTTAGCAGCAACGGCCGCCGTTACAAAAGGTAATTACGATAATAAATACATAACGTTACCTGAATCGATTATAGGTGTGGAAAGAATCGTTCAGTTAACTAATAAATCTAACGGTATTAGTATGTTTGATGTTAGATATCAATTGATGCTTAATAATATTCAATCACTTACCAATACCGATATTATCTACTATGCTCAACTAAAAACTCATTTAAATCTTATTAATGATCTAATGACCGGGCAAAAGCCAGTTAGATTTAACAGACATATGAATCGGCTATATATTGATATGGCTTGGAGTGAAGATGTTGAAGTAGGGGATTATGTAATTGTAGAGGGATGGCAAACTCTTGACCCTGACGCATTCACAGATGTTTATAACGATTACTTTCTTAAGAAGTATGCTACACAGTTAATTAAACAGCAATGGGGAACAAATCTTAAAAAGTTTGAAGGTGTTCAATTACCAGGTGGTGTTACCTTGAATGGTCAAATCATTTATCAGGAAGCTACTGACGAAATAGAGAAGCTAAGAGACGAAGCTCAGAACACTTATCAACTACCTACCGATTTCTTTACAGGTTAATTAGTGCATTATCTCATCAGCCCACATATGAATTATACACTAAAGGCAATAACTAATCCACGTAGGTATCCCGAATAATGGCTACAAATCAATATTTTCAATCTGGTGTACCTGGGGGTCGTTCTTCGGAACAATACCTTATGGAGGATTTGATAATCGAGTGTCTTAAAATTTACGGCTTCGATACTTATTATATGCCTCGTAAAGCCGTGAACGAAGATCTTATTTTGGGTGAAGATGCTCTTAATAAGTATGAGCATGCATATCCATTAGAGATGTATATGCAAAATGTCAATGGCTTTGAGGGTGATGGTGATTTACTTTCTAAGTTTGGTGTAGAGATTAGAGATACGGCTACCTTTGTTGTGGCTAGAAGACGTTGGGATGAGGTTGTAGCAAGGTCTGGTAACGCTGTTCTTACTACAAGACCAGCTGAAGGTGACATTGTTTACTTCCCATTAACAAAAGCCTACTTTGAAATTAAACGGGTAGAGGCATTAGATCCGTTCTTTCAAGTAGGAAAGCTTTACGTTTATAAGTTACAATGTGAGTTGTATCAGTACTCTTCAGAGGTAATTAATACAGGTATTAGCGATATTGATAGTCTTGCTTCTGATAAAGACTTTGATATTAATAACTTTAATGTATTACTAGAAACCGGTGATAGATTCTTATTAGAGTACTATTCAGAATCCAGTCTAGTACTAGAGAGCTACCAGCTTAATACTATATTACCAAATACACAAAACGAAAACTTTACCAGTGAAATTTCAGTATTAGATTTTTCTGAAACTAATCCTTTTGGTGAAATAAATGCATAAACAAGAGGGAGTCTAAAATTTTAAATCAAAAATTTTACTGGGGAACAATAAGAAAGTCTATCGTGGCTTTTGGTAATCTATTTAACAATATTCATATTGACAGAAGAGACAGTACTGGCACTATAACTCAGACACTTAAAGTACCTTTAGCTTATGCCCCAAAGCAAAAGTTCTTAGCTAGAATAGCAGCTCAGCCTCAATCTTTTGAACAGAGCTTCGAGACATACCTGCCGAGATTAGCGTTCGAAATGACTGGAATAGTGTATGATCCTAACAGAAGAGTTAGCTTTATACAACAAAACCGAGCGGTAAACAATACTTCTAACACTTTAAATGCTCAGTATGCTCCATCCCCATATAACATCAATATAATGCTATATGCGTATACTAAAAATCAAGATGATGGATTACAGATTATAGAACAAGTATTACCGTTTTTTAATCCAGACTTTAACCTAACTATCAATGCAATCCCGGCATTAGGCATTACAAATGATCTTCCTATTATTCTAGATAGTATTTCTTATGAAGATGAATATGAGGGTGATTTTACAGCTAGAAGAGCAATTATCTGGACACTAAGCTTTACGTTAAAACTTAACTTCTTTGGTCCGATTAACAAGCAAGGCTTTATTAGAAACACCACTGTTAGTACATTTAGCGATGCTGGGTTAAATAATAAACAACAATCTTATAGTGCAGTAGTAAGTCCTGATTCTGCTATTCCAGGTGCTGCTATAGATGAGTTTAGTGTGGTAGAAAACTTTGATGAATTTTAATGAAAACAACTGATAAGCTAAACAGTCTATTTGACCTGCCTGCTGAGGAAAGTACCCCGGCAGCTACTTCTATTATTAATTATAATCCTACCGAAATGGAACAGGATGATGACTTTCAGTTAGCCAGAACTACTTTAAGAAATTTAATTAATAAAAACGAAGATGTAATTACAGAACTTATTCATATATCAAAGAACTCGGAGCACCCTAGGGCCTTCGAAGTAACTGGTCAGTTAATTAAAACTCAAACCGAAATAGCAAAAGAGCTAGTAGGTTTGTATAAAACTAAAAAAGATATTAATAAGAGTGATAAAAAAGTTAGTAATCAAACTAACAATATTGTATTCGCAGGATCTACATCAGACCTTATGAAAATGATTAACGGTGATAAAGCAAAGGTAATTGATGTCAACAAGTGATATTGAGGAAGACGAATATAGAAGTAGTTATAATGGTAACTCTAATATTAAGCCTGCTGGTTATAATATGCAGTTTACTGCTGAGCAGGTTAGAGAGTTAATGAAGTGTAAGGATGATCCAGTTTACTTTATTGAAACTTACTGCTACATTGTATCATTAGATCATGGTTTAATTCCTTTTAAGCTATACGAGTGTCAGAAGAAAAAAGTAGACGTTATTATGAATAATCGTAAGGTTATTCTAATGGAAGGACGTCAACAAGGT